CCTGCAATCGTATTGTTTTTGCCACCGCCAGTGAAGCCGTTGCTTGATGTGCTCAGGATGAAATTATTCGATCCGCCTGCCATAAACCCACGGACGCCTGCGTTGGTCCCGGTTTCTCCAAAATAAAAGCCGCCGAAGCCAATACACCCCGAGGTGGGGAGAGCCTGGCCCGACAAGGCATATGCTGACCAGCAGGAGGTACTATCCCCCGAAAACGCCAGTCCTTGCTGAAATCCGTAGTGCGCAGTGATGTGGCTGCCTGGCCCACCGAACGGATCGGAAATGTTGTTCGATTTATCGACATGCAGGACTTTGTTATAAGTCGCTGGTGTGGGTACAGTCACCGTATACGTGTCGCCGGTAACCGCCGTTCCGGTGACGGGAATAATCATGTCTTTGAAGTTGATGGCTCCCCCAGAAACTGCAATGCCACTCTGTGAGTTGCCCCCGGCAGGAGCCGCAATGTTGAAGGTGGTGCTAGTAGCAGCCGTGATAGTGTAAACGCCAGGCGCAGCGGAAGGGTTAATGCCTATACCAAAGGTGCAGGTCTGCCCGCTTGCCACGCCGTTGATGCCGCCAGCATAGATTGGGTTCCGTGCGAGGCTCACTGTCGTAGCCGTCACCGCCGTCACATAAGTCTCGGGATAAATCCCCCCTGAGACACCACCGCAGGACACAGTTTGGCCGATAGTAACGCCGGACACGCTTGCGAAGTTGAGGGCCGAAGTCGTGTAGTCAGATGCAGCGTTTGTCGCCAACGACACCGGATTATAGGCCAACGTGCCCGCGTTGCCTCCAGTCACCACAAAAGTCGCACCCTGCACAAAGCCCTGAGACCACACAGGCGCTCCGGTCAGGCCGATCAGGTTGTCATAGCAGTGGCCGTTCGTCGCCACGCCGGAGGGCGGGGTATATGCTGTATTGGCGCAGACGACCGGGCTTCCCGTTGTCGCAGTTCCATACTTGTAGGCATAAATTTCATCGATCCGGTTGGTGTCATCGTTACCGAGCACCAGACCGTCGCCGGTACCATAAAAAACGCCAATATAATGAAATCGGTTATAGCTGGTATTCCAGGATGATCCCGATCCATTATCCAGGACAAGGCCGCTGGCCGCATAAGATGCATTGATATTTCGCGTGCCGATCCACGCATCATTCTGCTGGTTACCTGGCGCCGGTGTCGCCGTATCCCACAGCACACCCGTCTTGCGAGCTTCACCCTGCGTAAACGCCCATGTGCCATACGATACGGACTGGAGATGTACGCATGTATCCACGAGCGAACCACAGTCGATGCCGATACCAATCAATCCGTTTCCGTACAGGCCCTGCGCGCCCGTGGCCTTGAACTCGATAAACGGGCCGGCCTCGGCAGTCCCATTATACGTGATTTTCGTGACGGTCTGGATGGACGAACTAACCGCGTTGTCGCGGGGGAAGCCGTAGCCTGCACCTTGGATGACAACCCCGCTGGCATTGACTGACAGATTGGTCGCTGCATAATAGCTGCCCGCAGGAACAACCACCACCGCACCGGGGGTGATTGCCGCCTTGGTTGCTGCCGCGTTTATGCAAGGCATGACGTCGTGACTGGTAGAGCCGTCCCAGACACAGCCGTATGTGTTGGCATAGATCTGGATTGGATTCTTATTTGCCGCAGCCAGCCCTTCGGCAATCGGATCCGTCGCTGCCAACGCAGGTGCAGCGAACAGTGCCAAGACTGCGAAAAGTGGTTTGTAAAGCATCACTGGCCTCCCCCGATAAAGCAAGTCCCACCCGTTAATGTAATTTGTACCCACCGATACCCAGGCATGGTGTATACACCAGCAGAACTGATAACTGAAGTCGTGCTGATACTTCCAGAATTGTTCAGAATAAGTGTTTGCACGACGAAATCACTGGCATTATCTGGACTGGCTGCCAGACTACCAGCACTTGGAGCAGTCGTGCAGTTCAGCATTACTACTCCATAATCTCTGAAGTCGATGATCTGCCCACTGACAACAGCCTGCGGATATCTGACTGGGTTATTTGGAAAAACAACTTGCTGAGCTTCCACTTGTATGGGCAGCGCTAGCAGTGACCAACCAAAAAGAATTTTTCTCAGCATATTATCTGCTCCTACTTCGAAGGTGCTTTCGGACAACGATCCTGACAGACACAGGCATATCTCTCGTCGAAGTCCAAAATTTCTTTCTGCGTCTCTTGCGTATCACCCTTCCCGCTAAAGGTCATCGGCTTCGCAATCTGACAAAAATCACTGACCGTTGGTATCGCGGTCGTACTCACTGCGCAGTTGCTGATCAAGGGCAGGATCAGACCCAGGAACAATAGTCTCAGCTTTTTCAACCTCTGCATTGACTTTCTCCTGAACTTTCACTTGTTGCGCGTCAGCTCCAGCTTGCTCCAATTGGCGGTTCTGAAGAAACCCCAGAACCGCCTTTAGAAGATCCAGAGCAGCTGTTAGCCACCCCGGCACTGGTCAGCTCGAAGCCGAAGTCGTGACGCCATTCCGCAAAAACGCTGCCAGAACCGCCGTTGAGATTGGCCCGATGGCTGCCTGCCAGGTCATCTGACCTTCCAGAACAGTCGCGACGACACCGAGAACTGTCAGCCCTGCGGTGATGTAAGTCTTATAACCTGAAAGCATGATCTTTTCCTCTTCAGAGTTTGCCACCGGCTTCGAAGTAACTCAGAGGATGCCCGCCGGTGAATTGGAAGTGAGGCATCTCTTTGAACCGAGGCCAATCAAAGCCCCATTCAAACCCTAGGGACTTGAAGATCCCTGCAATAACATGCCACTCAGGACGAGTGCCAGTGAAATCAGGCTTACCACCAATGACAGGATAGATATCCAGAGCGCAACCGTATTGGTGCATTGATTGTCCTGCTCGGGCATTGGTTATAACCCTTCCTGGCTCTGTCCGACCCTGGGCAAAGAGTTGATTCTGCTCTTCCCCTGTCCGCAGGGTACAAGTTACCAGAACATCAATCCCCTTGGCTTTGCACTCCGCCAGAGCCTGCTCCGCCTTGTCCCGAACTATCGGATGAAGATCGTTCAGATTTCGATCGGCCATTGCTTTGGACCTTTCCAAATTTCATATCAGCCCATCGGCTGAAGATCGTATCAATCCCATACGGACCAAGATAACCCGTGATGATCGCGATAGAAACTGTTGGATTCCAGCCTAAGTTCCACCAGTTACAAAGGCCAAGAGCAATCCAACCCGTTCCTAATGCGATGGGAATATCCCAGAACAGTGCCCATGACAAGGGCTTAACTTGGCCCGCTTGGGCGAGTTTCGCATGGAACATAAGTCGTCCTAACATACCAGCACAGCCTGTAAAGAACCAAGGTGCTACTTCGTCAATCAACTCTTTTTGAGCCATTTTGCACCTTATGTATATGAAAAGACAATTTGGCCAATACCACCTGATCCTCCGGGAGGACTGGAATGCGCAGCGCCTATAGCACCACCAGCACCCCCGCCGCCTGGAGGATTACCAGCAGCCCCAGAAGTTGTTTGAGAGGCTCCGCCATTAGGAGCTGCTGCGCCAGAGCCTCCAAAATTCCCTTGGACGCCGCCATTGCCAGCAGTATTAGTGTCACCACCACTTCCAACAGTAGCTGCTAACCCGGCTGTTCCAACAGCATTTGAACCAGGCCCACCAGCGCCGCCCCCATTGGCTGTGCAAGTCGTCAGACTGAAAGTCCCACTAGAGACAGAACTTCCTGTTCCATTATTTCCTGAAGAAGCTTGCCCAGCAGCTGTATAATTCAGTGTCTTTCCCCAGTTAGCAGATGTAAGCGCAATGGTTTTTTGAAAGTACCCTCCAGAACCACCACCACCCCCATTACAATCTGCATCCAGCACGCCAGAACCACTTCCTCCAGCCCCACCGCCACCCCATCCTTGAATCACAACAGAACTTGCACCAGAAGGTATAACCTCTGTTCCACTAGTACCCTGGTAAGTCCTAGAGGTCGGGGTAAAGCCCCCAAAGAATGTCATAAGAATTCCTGACATTTTAAGTCACCCCACTGCCAGCAATAACCCAAGTCGTAGCTGCCACCTTTAATAGCGTGGCAAGCCCATAGCCAGCTAAAGTTCTTGTACCAGTATTTGAAGTTCCGGCTTGATAAAGAGTATCTGTCGTGATCGAGATCGACTGATTTGAACTACTGTTATTAAAGATTGTAATCGCGGAGCCTATGGGAAAAGCTACTGAACTATTTGCAGGAATCGTCACACCACCAGTCGTGATACTGATATGCTTGCCCATATCACTGAAAGCAAGCGTATAGCCAGAAGTTTGATAGTTCTGCGGAAGTCCTTTATACCCAAAGGTATCCACTACTGCTGGGATTGTGATTGACCCTCCCGAAGTAATCACCAGCACATTTTGCGATGTCGCCTGATTGTATATGTAAAAAGTATCCGCACCTGCTGTTCCAGGATCCGTCCCGATTTCGAACTTCGTTGCCCCATTGGACTGAAAACGAACATTCGCCTTCCAGGAAGTTCCTGTGGTATTATTCAATAGCAGAGCCGGAATTTGCCCAGAAGCTGCTACTGATCTGATCGTGCCATTAACGTCCAGAGGCACTACTGGAGCCGCTATGCCAATCCCAACATAACCTCCAATAGGCTGAAGACACAGATTATAGATCGTTGAAGATCCGCTGGTGGTGAAAGCCGATTGCAGCCATTGAGTATACAGTGAACCTACGTCGAACTGTCCAGAGAGGAGAAAGTTTCCCCCAGTTCCGCCGAGAAAAGCTGCAGAATAGGTTGAAAGATTAGCAGAAGTCAGACTTCCCGCAGCTACTTGCGAAACCCCATAACCGATATTTGATTGTCCAACTGCCTGAAAAGGCATAGTTGGCGAAGCTGTTCCCAATCCAAAGTAACCTGCAGAAGTCAGTACCATAGCACTATTCGTACTGTTAGCTACTGACCAATAATGGCCTGTCGAAGACACATGACGAAGTGCTTGCGCTCTGATATAAATTGAATCGTCCGGTGCCACACCAAAGGTCAGCATTCGAGAATCTGATGAGGTAAAGGTAAGCCCAGAAGTGGCTGTTCCTAGAAGACTAAAGCACTCTCCAGCATCATAACTTGCGGGGGAAGCCGAAACAGCACTGAAAAAAGAGGCTGACTTCTCACCTGAACTCACAACCTGCAAAGGAAGAGTTGGAGTTGTAATACCTACACCAAGATAGCCACTTACAGAGCCATTAGCAGCAATCGCCAGGCTCTGCGCACTCAAAGCATTGACTGCTGAAAGATTCTGGTTATTCCAACCAATTGGACCTGAAGGTTTTCCTTGCCCATCCCTGGTTAAGACCATACTCATCGCTGCAGCCAGATCATTGATGACCTGATTGTAGTAAGAAGATGAAATGTTCGTGTTTGTGATCGCGGGAAACGCTGGGCTTACCGGGGGAGTATAATTCCCTGAACCATCAAAAGGCATTACTTATCTCCGAGTTTATTGGCAATCAGAGCTGCCACGAGCTGAGCCATAACATCCTTAGCAATCGGTGGAGCATTGACAGCATCAGGGGCAATGCCGATACCTTTGGAGAGTAGGGCTCTAGTGACCTGGCGGGCCCCCGGCGCATAGAGCGCAGCCATAGCTGGAACCCCAAGAAGAGTTTCCAAACCCAATGCTGCACCTTGATGACCCGAAGCCTCTGCCCCCGCAGCAAGCAAATGAGGAAGTCCGAGAACCCCAGCTGTTTTCCAGAAGTTTAAAGAACTCGGAGCAGCTTTCTGTCCCATGATCCTCTGGCCAGCCTCAGCATAAGCTTGGTCAAAGGCCCGTCCGGTTGCACTATTTACCTTGTTTGGAGAATTATCCATCTTCCTAATTGAGGCATCATACTGCGTTGGAGAGTTGAGATTATCAGGATTCGAGCCTGCTCGATTGGTGGCATCATAGACAACTTGACTTCGAGCATAAGCCCGATCAAGAGCTTGGAGTTGTGGGCCTTCCACAGGATTCTGTCTCACAATCATGTCTTGAAGATGCTGCTTGATGTCCCCAACATGACCAAGCATTTCACGAGCCTGCTGTGGTGTCATAACTCGATTGTCCATATTCAGGCTCGAATCAGCGAGACTACGAAGCTGATCCTCTACCCCACCGAGTTGTCCGCGGGTTGCCTTGTAGGAAGCTCCGGTATACCCACCATTCTGATCCAGCAGTGTCCCTTCCAGTGGCCGAACATTCTGCACATAGTAGCTAAAAGGCTTCCGACCCATCTGGGCAATATCTTGCTCTTTCCCTACCATTCCGAGCCCAAAAGTATTATCCCTCGTCCCCGAGATATTAGGAAGCAAGTTATCATAAGCCTGATCCAGTCTATCACGCATGATAGCATTTCCAGCCGTTCCAGGCTCTGTCCCTGGAGGCATCGTCGCATCGACTTGTGGGCTAGGAAGCCCCTCATTTGCAAGAGCCAATGTCCGCTCATTATTATTCAGATTATAAGAACCCTCCGCATTTTCCCTGGCTCCCCGGACAATAGGTACATCCAGCAGCATCTCTTCCAGCCGTCCTGCGCCAATCGCTTGAGGCGTCGTCAGATCAACCCCTTTCAATTGCGCTAGATCAGCAAGCTGCTTCTCACCCATGAACCCTTGGGCGCCTCGCACGGCAAATCGCCCGCCAACGGCTCCTAGGGCGCCAATCCCGCCACTAGCGGCGATGTCCCCTAGCGAACCTCCATTATCCGCCGTGGTGAGGCTCCCATGCCCCGCATTCGCCGCTACGTCCGCAATCACCGCCCTCTTAGCCGGATCATAAAGCAGCTTCGGTAGAACAGCCCCTCCAACCTCAGCAGCTTTTCCGAGCCCGGCTGAGATTAGTTTATCCCCTCCGAGAATCCCGGTGATTTGACCTGCCAAACTCCCGGTAGTTGAAGCCGTCGGATTGGCCTCGTTGGCCAGTTGTCCAGCTTCTTTCTGCTTGTCTGTTTCCAGCAGATGGGAAATATCAGCCGTAGCAGAATCAGCATAGTTGCGGAGGAAAGTCGGGAGAGGCTTCGACCCTTCTACAGCCGAATACTGTTCCTGTGGAGTCAGGGTTCTGATTGGATCAGGAATCCGTGTCGTGATGTGATTGGAAGGATCGTTAAACCCTTCCACAAACTTCTGAACCTCAGGATTGCTTGGGTCAAGAGGTTGAGCAGAACCTGGCAGATATTTCTGCTGCAAAGCATTCCGCATATCAACGTACATTTCTGGTGTCAGCTTCCCGCGAGGGATTGAAGCCAGAAACGCTGCGTGTTCCTGTTGAAGCCCATCAGGCCATTTGCCTGCTTGTTCCGTAGTAGAAGTTTGATTATTCGGAGCTTCTGCCTGTCCATTGGGAAGATAATGCTGTTGTGCAAGCGTTGCTGGAATACCTTGAATATTCTTATAATAATCCATAGCCTCTGGTGGAAGCGCGTATTTATCAAACATGAGTTTCCCAGCACCAGATTGCACAATTGCTCTGGAAGCCAGATTATTCCAATTACCAAAGGTATTTCCAATCTCCTTTGGTGTATCTGCAGGAGTTATGCCATAAATCCCAAGATTGACTATACCTTCTTCTGGAGAATATCTTGCACCGGCTACGTGGGCAGCGGCTTCCAGAGCCCCCTTGAAAGATTTATAAGCTTCTAAACGATCTTCGGCTCTTGCAGGCTCATAATGATTCAGGTAGTAAGTTCGGGCAGTCAGTTGCTGCTGGAAAGGGGTTTCACCCGGAGCCAAGGGCCCAAGATGCTGAGCAAAAGCCTCTTCCCCATAGCTGGGCTGTAAAAGTGTTGGATCTTTCTTATAAATATCGTGCATAGTTGAGAGGCTGCGAAGAAGCTGAACAGCCACACCAGCTGCTCTGCGCTCCTCGGCATCAGTAGTGATACCACCTTGTGCACTTCTTGCAAGCGCATCTGACTGCGCCTTTGCGGCTTCTGCTGCTGTTGAGACCTGCTCATGGGCAATGCTTCCGCCCTTTTGGGCGTTACTCAGAGTATAGTCTGGACTATCTGGCAGTACAACATTCGGATTGAAGCCTCCAGGAGGAGATACCACAACAGGTCGCGGGGCTGCTTGCCGGGCCCTTGCCGCAGCCAACACCGCTTGCACATCAGGAGGAAGTTGATCAGCCATCTTAATTCCCCACAGAAATTCCATTTGAAGCCAGCCAGCTATCCGCCGACTGCTTGCCGAGAGTTGATGTCAGATGCTGATACCCCATCGGATCGATGCGACGAGCAGACTTGGCTTGGACCATAATCGACCCAGCCGTATCAAAAGGATCAGCAGCTGCTGCTTGTGGTTGAGCAGTTGGTGCCACAGGCGTCAGAGGGTTACCATTCGGAACACTCTGGATTGGAGCAACTGGTGCAGCAGGAGCAGCTGCCGAGCCAGGAAGCCCACCATTGTTGATAAACCCATTCGCGACTGGATCAGCTTGTTGCGGGCCTCCTGAAGGCGGTGTTGGAAGTCCTGCGCCAGTCCTTCCCGTCCGCATACCATAGATTGCCGGAAGGTTATAAGTCACAGAACCATCAGGATTTCTTGTCGTATTTGCTGATGGATCACTGGGAAGTACAGCACCTGGCTTCAGCAGAGCCGGATCAAGTGCAATACCTCCGATATTTTTCAGATCGTTCGGAGTCGTCAACTGCCCACCAGCGAAACTGTGAACACCACCAGCCTTGTCGAGCCCCATCGTAACCCTCATTGGACCATTAAGCCCTTGAGCGATCAGATCCGTCGGAGAGACCTCTGTCTTATTTTCTTGAAGCTTCTTCGCCCCAGCCTCAAACTGCCCCAAGACTGGCTGCACCCAAGGGTTTTGCCCCCATTTCAGTGTCAGTTGATCCGCGGGCATACCTGCCTGAACATCCTTGGTAAAGTCCTGCATAGCCTGCTGCCGCGTGCCCATCATGGCCTGGGTTAATCCAGCATAGCCAGCATTATTCGCCTTGTCCATCTTCTTCGCCATCAAGGCCTGGACAAGACTGGCAATCGGTTGCAGGTAGGAAGTCTGATTTGGCCCACCGCCTTCTAAAGCCTTCTGACGAAGCTCTTGAGCGATCTGCATCCGCTGCATGAGCTTCTGCTGATCTGCCTCATACCCCGTAGGAAGTACAAGCTTTGGAATCGAGACATCACCGATATCAGCCATCTGAACTATCCTAATTAAGCCATAATGGCGGCAGAACCAATACCGCTCAGACCAGAAAGCATTCCACTATACTGATTCATCTGCATCTGGTACTGTTGCAATGCCGCCGAATACTGACTCTGTGCAGCCTGCATGAGTGGGGCCGATTGAGCTTGTGCTCCTCCAGCCACATTCCCAAATGTCGGGTTTTGAACCTGCCCACCAGTTCTCAGAGCATTCAGTGTATTCAGTGGCTCAGTCTGGAAGTAAGCACCTTCCTGAATTGCCTGCTGTTGTGCCTGGTTTGCAAACTGACTACCAGCAAGACCTTGGTTAAACTCTTGATTCTGAGCCAGGTTCTGCTGATTAGCACTGGAAAGGTTCTGCGCATAATTCTGTTGCTGAGTTTGCAGCGCATCCTGGATCTGGTTCTGAGCTTGTTGCTGGCCAGCAACAACTGCTGCGGCTTTTTGCTGAGCTTGATTTGAAGCAAGTTGTGTATTCGCATAACCAGCAGCTTCTGATCCACCCTCAATACCCTGATTTGCCAGCTGAGCTGCAAGTTGCTCGCTCTGCTGCTGCTGACTTGGAGCCATCTGCGTCAGCATAGCCTGTGTGACAGCATTGGCATTGGCTGTATAATCGGCAGGATTAATAGCTGAGGTCGTCGTCGGAGCGACCGAACCTTGAACTTGCGTCGGAGTTGCAGCCAGTCCCTGTGTCAGTGGATTAAACTGACTCGCATTCAGTGGTGTACTTGCAGCATTTACAACTGCTGGCATAGTCCCTAGAGCTGCTGAGTTCAGTCCCGTCGACAGACTTGTATTCTGGTTAAACAGCTGCTGCTCTGCCGGCGACAGACTCGTCGTGGCAGTTGCTTGGGGAATATAATTCCCATTCTTATCTGTATAACCCTGGCCTGAACCTGGTTGCGAATAGCTATAAGTCAGATTACCATAAGGAGTAATCTGATTATCTTGATTAAGCTGATTGTTCGCAACCGCAGTCTGCGTATTCGCAGATCCCTGCGCAACGGCTGCTGCTGTATAGTCAGGTGCTGCTGGAGCGCTTGGTTTGCCCACGATATTTTTCCCTTAAGGATAGCCATTTGCACTGATCTTTTCCCAGAGTATAGATCAGTAAATCCCCTTTCGGGCTGGCATCCTTGAGGGTAGCCTCAAGCGAGAAACCGATGTTCTCAATAAAATTCCTGGAATCGAAATTCTCTGACTCAACAGGAGAGATTATCTTATTAACTTTCAACTGCTCGAAAGGATAGTAAAAGCAAAACCAGAGAAATTCTCTATTCAGCCAAATTCTACCCTCTCCGACACAATGAAGCATGACACTCGCCCCATTGCAACCTTCAAATAAACAAGCTGCAATAGGCCCGACGCCATCTTGCCAGAGGCCAATAATAGATCCTCTACCAGGATGCCATTCCATATGAAGTCTCTGGGCAATCCAAGGACCATAAAGATCCTCTTGTCCTATGAGAATCCGCTTCACAGAAAGCCAGCTGGTTTAACAAGTAACTGTGTTGCTGTCCAAGCAATATTACCGGTCGAGGAAGTTATCTGCATTCTCAAAGAGTGCATAAATCCAGGTTTGGAGGGAACTGTCATCCACTGAGGGACTACAAAATCCGTGGAGTTAATATCCCCAGTGCTGGACCATTCTGCTTGATCCCAGAGAGATATGTCCCAAGCAGCTGATTGAATTTGATAAGTTTGAAGATTATTAGCCGCAGAAGTTACGAAGTCTGTATCTACCGCATAGCTGATAGCCAGTTGTCCACTGGCCTGAATATAAGGCATTATTGAAGTTATCTGAAGACCAGAATTCGAACCGAAGTTATTATAAGCTTGCGCAATAGTCCCTTGAATTGCAGAACCCGAATCACTAACTCCAGACCAACCTTGGTAAACCACATGCCCAGATGCGAAGAAGAAGTTCCCTTGATATTCTGCCAGACAACTAGCATTCCAACCAGTAAACCTACACCAAGCTTTTGTAATCGTATTCATTACGAACTGATAGCTAACACTATCCGTCGCAACAGGTATATTTACAATCAGAGCACTGGCTGACTTATGCACAACCATATCCCAATCAGGGTTGCTTCCATAAGTCTGGGCTGCGGCTAGAAAAGCCCCATCGATCTGAAAGCTTACATTCAGCGAGTGATCAATCACAACAGATTGCATCAACTTACTAAGAGGAAGAATCCCATTCTGACTAAGATATAAAAGATCACCACCATAATCGCAAAAACACTTATTACCAAGAGGCGGAGGGCAATCAAAAACACCCACCAGAGCCCAAGTCGAACTCGAACTCGGGTCAGTCCCTTGGTAGACAGCAAGCTCTCCCATAGTCGTAACAATGATGAAGAAGTCATCTGGACCAGCTCCTGAATCTAGTGACCAAGTTCCCATAGCGACGAGGGAACCACCCTTCTTGAATAGATGGCCTACGGGAAAGACTGAAGCAGCCCCAGCAATACTCTCTACAGGAAGATACCAAAGATTCATGGTTCCTTCCTGGATCATCCAGAGGCGAACTTTATGAGAGAGAAGCTGCGAGATGTTGGAAGTGTTTACACCTGTAATAGCATAAGGAGTACTTACCCCGGTAACGCTGTAAAATGAAGTTCCATCGTAAATGAACATCGGATCAGTGCCATTGGCTCCAATCAGAAACTGCCCCCCAGGGGTTGCGAAGTTCTGGGCCCGCCATCTCCCATTGGAACAGCTCAGCAGAGAACTACCAAAAGCCCCTGCGTTCGTTGCATCATAAATTCCTGTATTAGTCGCCGCAAAGAGTTTCCCACCAAACTGAGCTTGATAACTCAGCAAACTTCGAATATTCCCTGGTGCACCAGTCCTCCAGGAAGTTGATCCTGGTCGCAGTGTCAATGACTGTACCCCAGGAAAACAATTATCCAGCACATAGGCGTCAAGAGGCTTCATATCTGCTGGATTACCAACAGCATTCCAGCCATTATAAGGACAGGGAAGAGCAATCTTCTGTGCATCGACCTCAGGTTGTACCTGAATCGGTCGAGTACCACCTCGGTTGCCTGTGCGGTTCCGGCCTCTCACCGGACATTCCAGTTACCAGAGGGGACAAAGATGCCTGGGCCGACATCTGTGAGCTTATCTTCGCTGACATTGATCTTCCTGGCGGTTTTGTTTCTCGCCACGAAGTTGTTAAGCATATCGAAGTATCGGGTCTGATCCTCGGTATAGGGTAGACCCTTGATCTGCTTCCACCGATAAGCTAAACCTTTCGCTACGATTGCTTCAGGAAATACAAACAGATCAGTATCATGAAGTGGCGTTGCCTGAGCTGTTCCTGAAACACTGGTCGTAAACCAGCTGCTGATATACTCAAAGGCTATCTGGCTGAAACCGCCTGAAGAGGATGGAACTGGATTGATAAGCAAATTTCCACCACGAATGCGGTACTTATAATTTGGAAGTGAGTTTGGCAGAGCCTTTAACTGCTGCCATTCCACCTCATTCATCGGACCAATCAGGGGCAGCATTCTGGTCCTGTCATAGAATGTGTCATTGACAGCCCACTGATAGCCATTCGGACAAAGCGTCGTCATGGCTCCTTGGCTCTCAGTGCCAGTCAATGTAAATAACGCTTCCTGAGTAAGAACCTGAAACTTAGATTCCTGTACTGTCTCGCTAAGAACATCCAGCAATGCCGCATAGATCTGTTGCACAGTCGTATCCTGACTGTTGATTACAGACGTCGGCACAACCAGACCATGAAGGCGGCAGAAGTTCTGAACAACAGTCAGGATTGACATGACAAATCCTTACTTACGAGTGGAGACGAGTTGGGGTTCTGTCTGGGCAGCCTGCAGAGAAGTCAGGGTCTTTTCCATGACCTCCAATCGAGCTTTGAGTTCGGCGTTGTCGGCTTCGATAGCCTCATTCCGTGTTCTAAGAACATCAAGTTCAGCCGCAGATTTGCCATTTTCTGCCGAGTCCAACCAGGCTTTAGCCTTGGACTTCAGGGCCCGCCCACCCATACCGATCCGGGCAAGCCCTTCTTCTGTCGCTTCAGCAAGCTCTTCCATCGTGCGGATATTGGCTGCCTGGATCATCTTGATCTGAGCAGGCGAGAAGAGTGAGCAGTTGAGAATCGACGTTCCAAATTCGGGAACTTCTTGCCCATCCTTCCACTGTTTGTAAGCCGAGCGATAGGCCTGCAACCACGAGGCCGGGATACGCTCTTGCTTGACGCCTTCTTCCAAGCTCAAGAGCCAATCCGTGACTTCCTTTTCCAGGCGATCTCGCGTTCCTGCTGGTGTCACGAGCACGAAGTCCACATCCTTCGCCACGTAATGACCAGCTTCGACTGTTGCTGCGCGGTCCTCTACAGCCCGGCGTTCGAATACAATATAATTGGGTTTTGGTTCGTCTGCCATGATAATCTCCTGAGCAGGGTTTAAGAAAAAGTCCCAGGGAGGGAGAGTTCCCTGGGACTTCCAACAAGATCAGATTAAGTAATCTGACCCTGAGCCATCGAGCGATTCAGGTGCGCGACGTTGTAGTAGATCGTGCCGTTGTTGTAAGTTCCCGTCACGGAACCCGAAACAGCGGCTGTCGTCGCGGCCGACAAGGTGACCTTGTTCTCACCTGGATCGATGTCCACGACTGTCGTACCGGCGGCGATACCAGTTCCACTGAGATAAATCCCATTGAACCAGCCATCGACATTCGAAACGAACAGATAAGTCGCGTTGCCGGGAGCATAGCAGTTTGCCTTGACAATCGTCGTAGTCGCGGGGGCCACGATCTTTGCATCAAGAATCTGCTTGCCTGAGGACAGTGCACCAGCCTGGCCGGCCGCACCGATACCGAAGGTTGCTGCTGCCGCCACGCTCGCCGTCGAAGAGACCGGAACGATACCCGATACCTGGACCCAGAAGTAGTTGCCGACCGCTGCAGTCACGCAGGCCACACCGACCATGCATCCCAGGTTTGCGGTATTCGCGATCGGTGCTGCGTCATAGCGCCATCCTGCCGACTGAA